GACATCGCCACCTTGACCGGCGAGGCCGTGGTCGCCCTCGTCCACACGCCAGGCACGACGATGACGACGCAGATCTTCACCGACCTGTGCGAGTACGCCGCCGTCACAAAGGGTCTGTGGTGCCCGAACATCGATGAGTGGTACGAGTACGCGAACAATGCTGGTGTTGGGAAGGTCGATGCCACTTGGGACGTGACACTGGCGGTTGAATCCACTTCCAGCGTTGTTGCTGTCCCAACGGAGGTTCCTGGAGGCGTCACCAGAGAAGTGACGTTGGCGGTCGAATCTGTGAGCGCGATCGCCGTCACCACGGGAATCACCCAAGCCATTCGCGAAGCCACACTGGCCGCCGAGTCCGTCTCTGCGGTCACGGTAGTTGCAAGCATCACCCAGGCGATCCGCGACGTTGTGCTCGCCCTTGAATCCACTTCGGCCATAGCGGTAACGAGTTCTGTAACCCAAGCGATCAGAGACGTGACACTTACGCTGGAGGTTGTCTCCAGCACCGCCGTGGTTGGATCGGTAACTCAGGCCATCCGCGACATCATCCTCGCCCTCGAGGCGACAAGTACTGCATCGATTGTACCCTCTCAGACCCAGGCTATCAGGGACGTTGTCCTTGGCCTCGAATCTATTTCTTCGGTTGCTATCGTAGGCCAAGTTACACAAGCCATTCGTAATGTCGTCCTTACTCTCGAATCAGTCTCCTCCGTTACCGTTGTAGGCCAAGTTACGCAGGCCATTCGTGATGCCACTCTAGCAATTGAATCGGTCTCTTCGGTTACCGTTGCACCACAACAGTATCAAGCCACTCGTGATGTCACACTAACTGCAGAGAGCATCTCTTCAGTTGCAGTAGTAGCTTCTCAAGTTCAAGCGATCAGGGACGTCACGCTCACTCTTGAGCCTGTCTCGTCCATCAATGCGGTCCCTTCTAAGTCTGGTTCTCGCGACGTTACCCTGACGATTGAATCGACCTCAAGCGTTACCGTTGCCCCGCAGCAGTACCAAGCCACTCGAGACGTCACCCTTACACTTGAGAGTATTTCAAGTGTTACGGTAGTTGGTTCTCAGTGGCAAGAAGTCACTCTGGCGATCGAGTCCATATCGTCAGTCGCTGTTGCAGCCAATCAAGTTCAGGCGATTCGTGACGTCACACTTGCCCTCGAGTCTACCTCCTCTGTTGCAGCAATCGGCTCTCAAGTCCAAGCAATACGAGATGTCACTCTTGCCGTAGAGTCTGTTTCGAGTATTACAGTTGCTCCCCAGCAGGTTCAAGCTACCAGAGATGTCACTTTAACACTTGAGTCCGTTTCGAGTGTCGAGGCCATTCCTTCGAAGACGGGTTCTCGTGAGGTCACTCTTGCCGTTGAATCTGTATCAAGTGTTACGGTTGCACCGCAGCAATACCAAGCTACTCGAGATGTCACGCTTGCCCTTGAGAGTGTGTCAAGTGTTGCGATTATTGGCTCTCAGTACCAAGAGGTTACACTCGCCCTTGAGAGTGTATCGAGCGTCGCGATTATTGGTTCTCAGGTTCAAGCTATTAGGGACGTTACACTAGCTGTTGAGGCGGTCTCTTCGGTTGCAGTAGTTGGTTCTCAAGTTCAAGCAACCAGGGATGTTACACTAACCGCTGAGTCTATCTCTTCGGTCACTATTGCACCGCAACAGGTGCAAGCCATCCGTGATGTAGTACTGGCTCTGGAGAGTATCTCAAGTGTTACTATTACGCCTCAACAGGTACAGGCTATCAGGGATGTTACACTTACCCTTGAAAGTATCTCCTCAGTAGCAATAGTTGCTGGCCAGACCCAAGCTATTCGTGATGTCACGTTGGTCCTCGAATCAGCTTCTTCGGTTACGGTTGCCGCTTCTCAGACCCAAGCGACACGAGATGTAACCCTTGCACTTGAATCGACGTCCTCCGTTGAGACTCAGGGCGGCAAAACGGGAAGTGTTAGTGTTGGCCTTACACTAGAGTCGATCTCTTCGGTTGCGATTGCTGCATCGGTTACACAGGCTATTCACGATGTGACGTTGGCGCTCGAGAGCGTCTCCTCTGTCACCGTTGCAGGTTCGGCTACCCAAGCTATTCGTGATGTAGTACTAGCCATTGAGTCTACCAGCACTGTTACGGTTGCTCCGCAACAATATCAGGCTACCCGTGATGTAACGCTTGCCCTTGAATCCGTAAGCTCGGTCACAGCCGTTGGCTCCATCACCCAAGCTGTACGCAACGTCACCCTTGCAGTAGAGTCCACGTCGACCGTTACTATCGCCCCACAGCAGTACCAAGCTATACGAGATGTGGCCCTTGCAATTGAATCGGTCAGCTCAGTAGGAGTATTTGGTTCTAGTTCAGGGTTGAACGATATAACCCTTGCACTTGAATCTACCAGCGCGGTGACCGTTACACCAAATGTAACTCAGGCAGTTAGGGATGTAACTCTCGGCCTTGAATCGACCTCAACTATTACTACTACCGGGAGTATGTCACATGCTGTTTGGGATGTAACTCTTGGCCTTGAGAGTACTTCAAACGTCTCAGTAACTGGACAGATACTCGGGGCTGATATTGCCCTGCACATTAGCTCTCAATCCGAGGTCAATGTCTTCGCTCAAAAGGTAGTTCCTTGGCAGGACTGGGATATTGACATTGAAGGTATGCACCTTCGTTGGGATGGCTGGTTAACATCCCCATCTCGTACGATAGAAGGGCTCGCTTTAACTTGGCGTGCAACTACAACGAAGGATCGCTGGGCAGCGACATTGAATGACGACGATTGGAGAGCCCGATGAAGAAGTGGGAGATTAGTTCTGCTTCAACGGAGTATATTCCCGCGAAGATCACTGCACCTCATAATCCGACAAGCCTTTCGGTAGGTTTCGCATTTACCGCGACGGATGATCTTACAGGAGCCATTTGGAGGTCGGCCGTTTGGGATGGCGTTGCCGTTCTGCAGGATAATGGTACGTATGAGGCTGTTGCACAGAGCCTCGTTGGAGCGGGGGGCACAGTCCTAGCCGTTGGATCTTATATTGTGCATGTTCGTGTAACTGACAACCCTGAGATACCGGCCAAGAAGGTCGGGATACTTGAGATCTACTAATGGCTACTACTTTACAAGACGCCCGAATTGACGATCCTCTATTGCAGGCCCGCTTGACTCCTGCGGGTCTTGCTAAGTTGCACTCAGAGAATCGTTGGAAGCTATATGCCCACCTCCAAGTTGTTAATCGCAAGTTGGTGGAAGTAGGTGCGGGACGCTGCAAGCGCCTCATGGTCTTCATGCCTCCGAGGCATGGCAAGAGCGAGCTGATCTCGCACTACTTCCCCGCTTGGCTTCTTGGTAACTGGCCTTACAAACATGTTATCCTTGCGTCATATGAGGCTGACTTCGCCGAGTCCTGGGGTCGTAAAGCTCGTACGGTTCTTACTGATGTCGGCGATGAAGTATTTGGAGTAAACCTAGACGCTAAACAAAAGTCCGCTAAGTCTTGGGCTACTAACAAGGGCGGAAGTATGAATACCGCCGGCGTTGGTGGTCCTATGACTGGCAAGGGCGCTCACGTCCTAGTCATCGACGACCCAGTCAAGAACTTCGAGGAAGCCATGTCCCCCACGCAGCGCAGGAGAGCCTGGGAGTGGTGGCAATCGGTTGCTTATACCCGTCTTGAGCCTGGTGCCGCAGCGGTCATCATGATGACTCGTTGGCACGAAGATGATCTCGGTGGGAGAATCCTGGAGGAGTCTGATGAGAAGTGGGAGATCATCAGTATGCCTGCGGTCGCTGATGATATTGAGGATCCTCTTGGGCGTGAGATCGGGCAAGCTTTGTGTCCTCAAAGATATACCGAGAAAGACTTTGAACGCATTCGCAACTCCGTGGGCAAGTACGTGTGGCAATCTCTTTACCAGCAACAGCCCAGCGCTTTTGAGGGTTCTATCATCATGCGTAAGTGGTGGAGCTATTATGTGTATGAAACTCTGCCCAAGAGTTTCGATGAGGTTATCCAGAGCTGGGATATGACCTTCAAGGATACAAAGCAGTCCGACTTTGTTGTAGGTCAGGTATGGGGACGTCGAAAGGCTAATCGATACCTACTCGATCAGGTCCGAGATCGAATGACCTTTACTGAGACTAAACGAGCCGTAAAGAAACTATCTAAAAAGTGGCCTGCGGCTCGTAGGAAGTTGGTTGAAGAGAAGGCTAATGGTCCGGCAATCATTGATGACTTACGGAATGAGGTATCAGGTCTTATACCGTACGATCCTAAGGATAGCAAGGAAGCCCGCGTCTTCGCCGTGACACCCAGCATTGAATCAGGTAATATATGGATACCGCATAAGAACATCGCCACGTTCGATGTACAGGAGTTCGTCGATGAGTGTGCACGATTCCCTACAGGAATGCACGATGACCAAGTCGACGCAATGACTCAAACGCTCCTTTACTGGGAAGAGAATAACTTGAAGGCTTCCGACTTGCTCTCAGTTTGGGAGGAGGACGAATGAAGGTTTCTGAAGGGGGTGCAGTTCATCGCCTCCTCGACAGACTAGGTCTTGTAAAAGGATTTCCTACGTCTGGCACGCCCTACATCTACAATGTAGGTATGGGCAGTGTCGATGGGGTCGGGCCGGCCACTGATACGGAGTCGTACCTTCAGCAATACGGTAACGCTGCTTGGGTCTACATTTGCGTTAATCGTGTGTCGAAGAAGTGCGCAAGTACCAATCTAGCCCTTTACACGACTGATTCAGATGGGACAAAACAGTATGTAAAACAGCACATCTTTCTTGACGTCTTGGAGCGACCCAATGACATGATGTCGGAGATGCAGCTCCGCACACTGTTGCATCAGCATTTGGAATCAGCGGGTGAGGCGTTTTGGTATATTCCGATGAACTCTATGGGCGGCCCGGCCCAAATCTATCCTCTAATTCCTTCATTCGTCAATATCGTTCCTGGCGGTAAGAAGGGTCAGATGGTTCAAGGGTATGTCTACGACGTTCAGGGTGAAAAGGCATACTTCAAGCCCGAAGAGATCATCCACTTCTTCTACCCAAACCCTGACCCAGACAACTTCTATCGTGGTGCGAGCCCTCTGTCGGCGTTGCGTTATACTCTTGCCGCTTACAGCAATGCTGAGATCTACAATTACCAATTCTTCCGCAACAATGCCCAGCCGGGCGGTTATCTCTCAACTGATCACTCGTTGGACCGCCAAGAGGTTAACCGTCTGCGTAGGATGTGGGAGCAGCAGCAAAGGGGCCAGAGTAACTGGCATAAGGTCGCAGTTGCTACGAATGGTCTTCGCTTCCAGGAGGTTGGCCTTTCCCATAAGGATATGGACTTCGTTAACCAGATGGACAACGCCCGTGAGACTATTCTAGCCGCCTTTGGAGTTCCTAAGTCGGCAGTAGGACTTGTCCAAGATGTTAACAAGGCCACGGCCCTATCGGATGAGCAGAACTTCGGGACGCAGACAATTGGTCCCGCCTTGGCGAACGTCGCGAGTACCTTGAACACGTTCCTGCTACCCCGATACAGCACCGAAATCAAATGCGAATTCTTGAACATTCTCCCACGGGACGAGGCTCTGATGCTTGAGAAGCACAAGGCTTACGTTACGACGGCAGTGATGACCATTAATGATGTTCGTCGCGATCTTGGTCTTCCAACTGTGCCTTGGGGCGACGAGCCTATCATCCCTGTGAACTTCGTTCCTCTGCAGGGGCATCCGCTCTTGAATGGTGAAACCGCGGATCCTACAAAGACCCCAGCGCCTCCTGGTGAAAAGCCTAAGCCAGTCGCGGATAATGGAAATGGAGATGATCAAGTAAGTGAAGCCTACCTAGAGCAGTTGCTCCGGTCTGTATATAAGGAAGCTGTAATGTCTAAGCACACGGGGAGTGATCATGACTAAGGCGGTGGTAGAGACTCAGCTTGGCCACAAGAATTACTATGCGGACTTTGTAGTCAAGGAGTTCGACGACGAGGCTAAGGTCTTGTCATTCCGAGGTACTACAGAAGATGCCGATCGTTCCGATGACATTGTGGTTGCTGACGGGGGCGACTTCAAGAACTACTCCAGGAATCCCCTCTTCCTTTGGGCCCATGATCACTCGGGTATGACTCTTCCAATTGGAAAGGCTCTTGACGTTACCAAGATCTCTGGTGTTGGAGCAGATTTCAAGATCCAGTTTGATGCTAAGGACCCCTTTGCCATGGAGGTGTATCGCAAGTACAAGGAAGGGTACTTGCACGCGGTCAGCATTGGTTTTATTGCCCACAAGGCAGAGAGGCGTCTTGGTGACGATGGCGAGCCTACTTGGCCGCCGGCTTACAAGTACCTTGAGTGGGAACTCCTTGAGCTCTCGGGCGTTCCGATCCCTGCTAATCCAAACGCCCTGAGGAATGCCTACAAGCAGTTCGAGGACTACATGAGTTACGCTGCTGAGGGCAATCAAAGCCCTGAAGAGGTTATGAGTGAGCTTCTTCAGTCGAATAAGGCTGAGGAGGTGACGCATAAGGTGGAGGATTGTAAGGAGTGTATCCAGAAGGATGTTACGATCGAAGAACTTCAACTTAAGCTGGTTGCTTATGAGAAAGCAGAAACAAGCTCCGAAAGCCATGAGGAAGATAAGGCCGCAGAAACAAAAGACTCCGAGAAGGAAGAAGCAGCAGTCGGAGACCATGCAGAAGTCGATCTTCGAGAAAGACTTGGGGAACTCGGACTGACCGTTGAAGAAGCTGTTGAACTTTTCGCGTGGAACGGTGATACTAAAGAAGAAGAAGATCCGACGGGGCAGATTGCTCATTACATTGATGAGCGGCTGCAGTATCTGGCCGGCAAGGCCTGGAAATAAAGGTGAGGTGAGGGATGGACGCTCTCGAGAAGGCCCTTGTTGACCAGGGGATGACGGCCGATGAGGCCTTTGAGCATCTGAAGAATCTCGCAGAAGCTAAGCGGCTTGCTGCCGAGGGTCAGGATGTCAAGAATAGCAACCTGAAGAAGCTTGTCGACGAGATCGTGGACAAGGCGATCGGTAGGCACGTCGAGGTCAAGGATGTGGCACCTTCAGACGGTCCTACGGACAAGGTTCCGGAGCAGCTTGAGATGGATATGTGGCTGGCTGTTAAGGTGGCTGGCAAGCATCCGTCTCAGCTCAATGCCAAGGCGCTTGCTGATGCCTATTCTAGTCAGCGTGGGATTGAGTACAGCGAGAAGATGATCCAGAAGGCTCTCGACACGACTGACACCTCGACCTTGGTGCCAGCAGTCCTGCAGCGCAGGCTGTACATGGATATCGAGAAGGATGCGCCGATGATGGCGAACTTCCGCGTTCTCGATATGCCGAATAACCCTTGGGAGATGCCGTATCAGGCTTCGAGCCTTACGATCTACGGTGTCGACGAGTCGACGACTGATACCGCCACTGCTGTGGCTGGTAGCGATCTCGGCTTCGACAAGATCACGTTCAACGCCAAGAAGCTTGGTGCTCGCGTGTTCTGGAGCCGTGAGCTCGAAGAGGACGCTCTTATCGCGATCCTGCCGGTGATCCGAGAGGATCTCGTACGTATCACGCGGAACGGTTGGGAGCGTTGCTTCTGCTACGGCGATGAGACGACCGCTAACACGAACATCAACTTCGAGGGCACGGCTCCTACCACCACGGCTGGAGCTAAGGACTATTGGCTCCAGTGCGACGGCGTCTTCCATAGCTGCCTGATCAGCCACTCCGGTCAGGCCCTTGACCTGAGCGATGCCACGATCACCGATCTACTCTTCCACAACGTGCGGAAGAAGCTTGGCAAGTACGGTACCAATCCTGCCGATCTGGTTGCCATGGTTCCTCGTGAACTTTGGTACGATATGGTTACGATCACCAACCTCCTGACGCCTGATAAGTACGGTTCAGGCGCCACGATCCTGACGGGTGAAGTTGCTCGGATGTTTGGTATTCCGATCGTTGTGACTGATGGTATTCCACTTACGGATACTACCGGCAAGGTCGACGATACTCCTGGTGACAACACTAAGAAGTCGTTCGCGATCATCAACCGTCCGTACGGTGTGATCATTGGTCGTCGTGGTGACATGCGCATCGCGATGGAGGATGTCATCGACACCGATCAGACCAAGGCGGTTGTGTTCAGCCGTTACGATATCCAGTATCCCTTCTGGGGTGCGCTGGCTGTCGGTTACAACGCCAAGGCGTAATCCGAATCATAGAATGGGGGTTGGGCCACTCGCCTGGCCCCCATTCTATATGTAAGGAGAGAGGTGTAGGATGGCAACTATTCTTGTTAGTTCGGAGATGTCGTCTCCGTTCACGCAGGAAATGAAGTGGAGAATGCCTTCAGTGTGGGACGTTCGGATGTCCCTTGTCGAGGCTAACGGAGCTGCGCAGGCCGGTATGGTGATCGTCAATTCTCTGCCTGGAAAGTCGTTCGTCCCAACGGACGTCATGTTCAAGGTCGTCGGTGCTAACGCTGGAGGCGCAACGCTACTCCGCGTGGCCGACGAGGACAACGGCGTGGTACTTTCACACGTCGTGGCTGACTGCACCGACGGTGCGTGGGTTAGTCGTACCGGCGGTACTCCCGTAGCTACACGCCTTGGTTTCCCCACGGCGATTGCTAAGGGCCTTAAGTTCCAGCCGACCGTCGCAGACATCACTGGTGCGATCACGCTGGTTCGGGTCATCGTCAAGGGCTTCTACATCGATGCTTGATAGGTGATGAGGAGGCTCCATGGCAACTGTAAAATGGTATGAAGTGCTTACGGAGCTGTCCTACCCAGCTGATCTGCTCTCGCTTAAGAAGGCTCGAGCAGACAACTATGAAGAGGTTGCCTGGAAGACGGTCGGGGTAGGAGAAATCGTCAATGATATCCCTGAGGAAGCTGTTCCTGCATTGCTTACTCAGGGAGATATCAAGGTAGCTAAGGCTCCGAAGGCCGAAGAGAAGGAGGGTTGATAAGTGGCTAAATATAGCTCAGCAGACATTGGGTATCTCCTTCTCGGTCAGTACGACTTGACTAACATCAGTAGCAAGCTCGAAGATGGTGTGGAAGCTCCCGTCGAGGACATCACTCCATTCGGAGTCAACCAGGCAGTCGTTGCTAGGCCAACAAACTTCAAGAAGTACTCACTCTCTGGTCATGAAGGCTGGTACGATGACGCTGCGAGCAGCATTAACGCGGCTATGATTGGTATGGCTGCTACTGAAGAAGTCCTCATGTTTGCTCCTACTGGTAATACTGTAGGGATGAGAGCTGTCTCAGCAGGTGGCGCGATCCGGGCGGGTTACAAAAGAGGCTTCGAGGTTGGGCAGTACCATAAGGCCTCGTTCGATCTTAGTATCTCTGGTGTAAGAGATGAGGCCTACATCGTTACACCTCTTGCAGTCAAGACAGGTACTGGCAACAACAACAGTACCTACGTAGACATGGGGCTTGGTAACGAAGGTACTCTAGGTCTATCAATGTACATCTGTATCACCTCGTTCACGCAGAGTACTTCAACCGGCCTAACGATCAC